GCTAGCATCGGGGAGAGTGATTGTGCGGTCAGCGGTTGGGTTAGTTGCAGTAAGTGTGGTTTCGTTACCGTCTGCTGTAGAGCCTTCAAATACGATTGTGGAGTCTAGCGAAACCGTACCTGTAAAGGTCGGGTTAGCAAGAGGGGCCTTTAGGTCAAGTTGACCTTGAATACCTGAGGTAACTCCGTCAACGTAGTTAAGCTCTGTGGTAGTAAGCGTTGCTCCGTCAAGAATGTTGATTTCTGCAGCATCTGCAGTTACGCCATTGAGTCCAACAGCTTCCCAGATCGTGCCGTTATAAACACGCATTTCATTAGAAGCAGTGTTGTAGTAAATCTGACCCGTTACAGGGCTCGCCGGGTCAGTGGCTAAGTTTTGAATACGGGCATTTTGTAATTCTAATTTGCCTAAATCAATTGGGGTTAAAAATTTACGTGCCATTTACTATCTCCTTATGATAGGTAAGCTTTTCCGCTAAAGCCAGACCTAAACGTTAGCAGTACTGTAGTAGGGGTTGGATAAGAAATCTCTCCTTCAACAACACTACCCCCAGAGTCTACTACGGTAACATTTGGGTGAAAGGTTAAATTGTGAGAGATGGTCCAAGTATCGGAGGGGGTATTTTGGGTATAAACGAATCCCAGTTGCGGTACGCCCATACTAAGGTCTGAAAGTACGATGCCTGGTGAATTTATAATGCCAATTATGTCTGGAGGGTGATCATGCCAAAGTGGGGTCAAGTTGTCACCTGTTTTTCTGTAAAGACCTTTCCTTTGGCATACGTTTTAATGTTTCCAGAAGAATCAGTCATTTGAATGTCGTAATAGGATGTTTTTGGTAGGTTAGCAGTAGTAGCTGCGGGAAGTGTGATAATCAACCCATCTACGACACTGTTGTTGTTTACAGAGTATTTTGTAATAACAAAGTCTGCAAGTAATAGGGGGCCAATCTGTGCGAAGCCTCCTTGGGTATACAGACGAATCTGTCCCTTAGGGGTAAAGCCAGTAAGATCAAAGCCAAACTGGTATCGCATAGAAAAGTCATCTCCAGAGTACATTGAGATGTCTCGTGAAAGAATTGTTGATGGGGGGGTAATATCCCCATAGTCTGGCATAGGTAGGTAAACTCTTTGTGGCAAAGAGTGGTCATCGATCTCTTGTGGGCGATAAATAGGTACGTAATGGTTAGTACGTCGGCTGATCTTGCGAAGCGTAAAGACTTCAATTCGGTGCATACCTAAGCCAAGCAAAACACACAGTTCTCTATATTGCTCTTTACGAGTAGTTACTATCTCCATTAGCTGCCTAAAGCGCTCAGATCGTGGAATGGATACGCCATCTGGGGAGATAATGTCAATGTCAAAAGCTGAGTCAGTAGCTAGGGTGTATAAAGCCATGCTGGCAGCTAATAGTACCAGAGGGTACTCATCAATAACAGGAAGTGTGAGTAATGTAGCCCGACTACCATTTGAATCTGTAGTGCTTCGAGCATGATCCACAAAGGCAGTATTTATGTAATATTGAATTTCTGTGTCGGTAAAGTATTTAAATGTAGTTCCTGAAACAGTTATTACTGCCCCATTTGATGGAGCAACAGCTAGCTGTATCATCCCGGTAACTTCTTCTATTATTGCGGTAGAGGCTACGCTAGTGCTGCCAACATTAATTGTTAAATTTGTCCCATTTATTGGGGCGTAGGTAAGTTGAAAACGTTTATTAGAACCGTCTCCTGTAAAGGTCTCTACGAAAGAACGACCCATGTCTCCGATTTCGGCACGAAGTCTATCTGAAAGAGCTGAAAGCGTTGCCACTAATCCTCCGACTTATTTGTAAATCTAATCATCCAATAATTTTGGATGTTAGTCAGGGTAAACAATAAGAAGCCCACTCTGACAGGAGGGCGTTAGTCAGAGTGGGCAACCTAGTGGAGGCTTAGAGCCTGTCGTAAAGGTAGCCTTTTTCCTGAAGGTGTTGGGCCACTGCCTTAGACACTTTGTACTTCTGACCGGATTTAAAAGAGTAATGATTACCCACACCGATAGTTACAAAGTCCAAATCTTCCGCTACTCGAATAACTGTTGAGTCGTCAGCTGAGGTAACCCCAACATTTTCAACTTCATCAATAACAGTAGGTTCGCCCGGAACTGTCAAATCGACAACTTCTGTCTCCATGCGTACTGCATCAATTGCAGTTGCAATGGACATCTCTTCTGATCTCTTTGCTAGAGCTTCAGCATTTTGCTTAATTAGCTCTTCGCGTTGACGTCCTGTGACGTCTGTTACTTTTGCTTTTGCCACGATTATTATTCTCCTGTAAGTTTGTGTTGGGGGCGGATTTTAAGGCCCGCCCCCTAACGGGTTAAATTAGTTGGTTTCTGCTAGAACTACAGACTGATCTGTGATTAGACCTAGACCGTAGATTGCGTACCAAGCAAGTGCATGCTCACGACCGAAGTCAAGGATACCGCCATCGCGGAGCTCAACTGGTAGAGAGATTGCGTGACCAAATGCATTGTCACCAATAAAGATAGCTGTGTAGCGATCCTTATTACCGTTACCGGTCTTTGTGATTGGTGTAGTGTAACCTCCACCAGTTGGGTATGCAATGCTGCCAGCAGCAACTGCGGTGTCAGCAGAGTATCCTGAACCTGCACCGTTTGTTACCTTCTGGATCTGTGTGGTCTCGATAAATACTGTGTCGTATAGACGACCAATTTCACCAAGCATGAAGTTACCTGGAGCTGCGTACTTTGTTACTTCGATAAACTCTGGGTTGTCACGAAGCTTGCGGCTCTGGTGTGGGTGAATGAATGCAACATATGTCTCACCTAGGCGAGGAATGTTCTTTGTTGCAAGTGTCTCTACTGCGTCCTTAACAACACCTGTAGTGAGGTCAAATGCGCCAGTTAGAGATGCACGGTTTGTACCAGCGGTACCTGTTCCGTACCAGTCATTTGCAGCTGTAAGACCTGTGCGGTCATAGCCGTAGATAACTGAAGATGCGGCCATGAGTGTGTCACGAGCCTGACCATCAAGGTATAGGGCCATGTTACGGCCAAGTAGACGTGAAGCTGAAGCCATTACGTCATCGAATGATGCGTTAAGTAGGAGTTCAGAAACAGCAATTGCATAACCGTGTTCAGCAACTGTAATTGAGAATTGCTGAGCTGTTAGTGCCTTAGTTTCCATACGAACGCCTTCAACAAGCGTACCGGCAAAGCCGAGGTTGTTGTAACGCATAAAGTTGATCTGAAGACCTGGTGCAACTCCTAGTTCTGTCTTCTTAACAGCAAACTGTTCGAAGCGAAGAATAGGCATTGACTGGAAAAGAATTTCCTTTGACCAGATGGTCTGAATTGCTTGTGTAAGCTGGCTGTTAGCGCCAGAATACGCTGTTGGGGCAGCGGCTAGATTGCCGGTACCAGTTACGGCTGATGCCATGTCGGTGTTACTCCTTAGTTAATTAATTAATTAATTGGTAGGTAATGTCTTTAGAACTACCCGAATATTCCCTTGCCACGATCAGTTGCTGCTTGTCCTAACAACTTACCGCGATATTTTGCGTATTCAGTAACCGACATAGCGGCAATTTGATCCGCTGTGAACTGTTGTTGATCCGAATTAGTGTCGAGGGGTCCGGTTGGCGGCGCGGTTACCCGGCTGCCTGTCATTTCTTTACGAGCAGACTGCATAGCCTGCTGTGCAGAGTCAAGGATACGGGATGACCGATCCTTTAGTCCCGCGATGCTCTGCTCAATTTCGTCCTTACTGTTTCCAGCAATTAGGTCGAGAAGTTCCGGGATTATTTCATTTTCTTCTTGACGTAGGCGGCTAGTGCGGTACTCATTGAGTTCCGTATACTCGCGCTCGCGTTCTAGAAGTTTAAAAGCTCTTTCACGTTCATTGCGCTCCTGCTCAAGACTTTTTGCCCATTCTTGTTCTTTTGTTTCCAAAAGTTGACGGACATCCATCTCAGCCTCTGCCTTTTTACGGGTATCGGCTTCCTGTTCTGCACGAAGCTTTTCAGCTTCTGCTTGACGCTCTTCGCGCTCCTTCTTCAGAATATTAAGCTCTTCTTTCAAAGAATCTATCTGAGGATAGAGTTTGGACTTTTCCTGCTCTCTAACCCGACGAAGATCTTCTTCGGAGTAGGACTTATCAGGAGTCTGAGATTGCATTGGTGTTACTAAAGCTTCTGTTGCTACTGGCACGTCTTGGAAGAATGCTTCCTGGGCTGCCGGTGTATCAACAATATTTGTTGTTTCTGACATATTTATTCCTTAGGTTTAAGAGGTCGTTGTCCGAATAAGTGCCACGATGACCTGCGGATATCGTTTGTAGTAGGTTGACAAATTTCTTAGGTTTTGTCAGCCTAAACTCTATTCTTCTCCGTATGTCGAGTCGCTTTTAGGTCCTCGACGTTGTGGGAGCTTAGTACCGTATGCTTTTGTTACTAAGTCTGTTTGCATCTGCTCAATTGTTTGAGCTTCAAATGGGGTAACTATTCCTGGTTGACCAGCAGGTCCAGGCCCAACGCCCGCTCCAGCCTCTTGTCCAGGGGCTAATTCGCCCTGTCCTTCAGGTAGTATTCCGGTAAGTGATGCAATAGCTGAGTTGATCTGTGACTTGATGAGGTTCAAGGCCCCATCGGCCTTGGCGTCTTCTATAAGCTCTGAACGGATTTCTTCTAGCTTCTCGTCTGGGAAGTCTTCGCCTAGGGTACGTAATGCCCCTTCTCGGCTTTCTAAGTTCATACTCATTTTTGTTTGAATTTCATTCAAAAGAATTAGCTTGTCTAGTGGGAGAGGCTGTGGGAAGTGCACAGTAGTCTCATACGTTAGTGGATCATTAGGGTCGCATACCTGTAGTTGATCCGATTTAATTGGGCCGTTAAAGTCTGGATTATACATAAACATCTCTGGTTCTTTAACTGCAAGAGTTAAAAGAATAAGCTCATTAATTCTTTTTAAACCTTCGCTGTATTGAACAATCTTTTGGTTGTATCGGTTCATAAGTGGCTGATACTGGATA